GAAGCTAAGGCCATCCTGAATGCTAAACCAACTAGGGCAGACCTTATACCCAAAGAAATTCTACATCCTGACGGAAACATTAAGACTTCCAAGATACTAGCTTCCAGAGCTTCAATGTTTGCATTAAGGTCTGGTGACACTAATACCAAGGGTATGCCATGGAGGTATCGACTTGCCGAAAGGCTGACAAGAAGTATAACACCTCAAGGTTCATTACCTGACAGGTTAAAGTACTTAACAATCAGACGGTTAATAAAAGGAAAGATAAAAGGTGCAGAAGATGCCAGTAAAGCATTATATAATATCCTGAAGAATACAAAACAGGCTGATGTTATATATAAATATTTTACTACCAGAGACTTTGATGCAAATAAGATTTCAAATAAAACTGAACGTAAAGCTGCGGTTGAGGCTAAGGAAAAAATTGATGACATAGGAGACCAGCTAGTTAAATCTGACCTGTTAGATAAGGGAGCTAGAGAACATTACAAGGGTATGTATCTTCCTCAAGTGTATCTGAAGTACCTCCTAAAGGAAGGAACTGATCCATTTATCAAGGTAAGAGGTGGTGGTGGTATTCAAATTGATCAGAATTATTTGAAACCAAGATTACCAGAAGATAAGTTACCACAAGAAATTAAGGATTTAGTATTAGGTCAGATAAAAGACCCTGCATACTTAGCCAGTAAAGCTATTTCAATTCCAGTCAAAGATATGGCTATCCTTGATTGGTTACAGCAGATAGCAGGGAATGAGGACTGGGTAGCTAAAGACTCTCTGGTGAGCTTTGATACCTTTGCAGAAATACGGAAAGCAAAGCTACCTCTGGAAGTACAGAAAGCTCTGGAATTTAAGGATACAAAAGGTGTAACAGTTTCTGGTCATTGGCTGAAGAATGAGTCTGAGAGAATTTGGAGCATGACCAAGTACATGAACCTTGACGAAACAAATAAGGGGATAGTAGAAGACCTTGTTAAAGCTATGGAAAAGGTTTCAGATAAGGCGGTTGACAAACCATATGATCCAAAGCTGTATGCCATAGTCCCAAAGACTAAGAAGTACGGTATGCTTGCTGGCATGGCTCTCAGGAAAGAGATAGCTAATGACATATTTGGTGGTATGAATATGCAGACAGGGGATATGTCAATAGCAGAGGGGATACTAGGAGACGGTGGAACATTAGGTAATTTCAATAGGTTCTGGAAGTGGTCTAAGGTATCTGCCAACCCCCCTTCATGGGTAAGGAACTTTGTATCTAACATGATCCTCATGAATATGGGTGGAGTTCCATTTTATAAGATGCCCTTCTTAATAAAGGACAGTCTTAGGGACATGCAAGGTAAGGGTAAGCACAAGGGACGGCTTCATCAACTTGCAAAAGACTTAGGATTAACTGCTGGTAACTTTAGTAATATAGAACTGGGAAGGATAGAGAGAGAGTTTAAAGACCTTCAGATTAGAATGAAAAACAAGGGTGGCCCTATGGGTGTCATTGGAATGATAAAGGGTGCCTTTAATAAAGTTCAGGATGTTACTTCTGATACCTATGGTGGGATTGATACCCTAGGTAAGATGATGGTTTTAAAACACAACCTTGATAAGGGGAAAATAAAGATAAAAGACCTTGCAGAATATAAAGGAGCAGAAAAAGAAACCCTTGATGACATAGCATACAATGCAGAGAAGTGGTTATTCGATTATAGCAATGTTCTTCCGTCTGTAAAGTACTTGCGTAACGTACCATTTGGTGCTCCCTTTGCTTCATTTACAAGTTTTGTTGCCCCCTTAATGCTTGAGACTGCAATCACAAAGCCTTGGAAGTTCCTTCCCTACTATGCCCTAGGATATGCAATGAAGGAAATGTTCAAGGATAACTTTGAATTAGATGATGAACAGTATGAAGGTCTCAAGGTAAGCATGAGTGATTACCTTAGAGAGAAGGCTTACGGAAGTATTTTTCCAACGGCAGTAATTCCATTTCCATACTTAGATGATAATAAAAGAATCCAGTTTATGGATGTAAGTTACTTATATCCTTGGGGAATGTTCTCAGAAATGGCTGGTGAGATAACTGAAGGTAAGGCAGGAGATGCTGTAAAAACAGCAGGATTACTAGGATCGCCGGGTCTAAATATAGCTTCTGCTATAATGACTGGAATTGATCCTTTTACAAGAAGGCAAATTGTAGATGAAACAGGAACTAATTCTGAAAAAGCGGCAGACTTGATATGGTATGCATGGAACCTGTCTGCACCTCCAATGCTACACGGCATATGGCAGGGGCCGGGGGAAGGATATGGAGCTATAAAAAGATTAAAGGATGCCTTTACAGGAGCATTAGCCAAGGACGGTGAAGCTAAGTTTACTAAAGGTCAGGCTGTTGGTAGGATGTTTGGTATGAACATAACACCTATTGCTGTTCCAGAAGGAAGGAATAAACATTTACGGTGGGAGTATTCAAAGCATAACAAGCTGATATATAGAGCTAAAAGGGAACTGACCAACATGCTTATGATGCAAATGGATATGGATGAGATTAAAAAGGAGGGCAAGAAATGGGGTAAAAAGATTATGAAATCTCAGGAAGAGTTCAGGGAGAAAATAAAAATCAGCACTCCTCCTGCAACCCTTCTTCGTGAGAGGGAGAAGTTCCTGAGAGAGAAGAAACAGTCTGCTCAACAGTACAGAGCCTCTCTGTAACATTCTTCAGGGTACTGTTTATCCGAATTAAATGGTCAGCAATCGACTCAATAGAATCAACTATTAACTCGTCTGGTGACATCCTTGATAATCTAATATCTCTCAGGTCTGTGATCTCGCTCATAATCCAATGTCTCCACGGCAGATTTAAGTCTAGTCTTTTCCTCCAATGGTATAATAGGCCACTCCATTTCTTCAGGCAGTTGTAGTACCTTACCTCCCCTCTTCAGAAATTCCTCTACTGTTTCTAGTTTATGTTTCATAGTACCTCGCAAAATCCTGCTGAACAGGCTAGTTCCTGACTAGCTACCGTGTAGTCCTCTTCCTCGTACTGAGTTAGAGTAGACCAGTCTGCTTCACATATCATGTTGTTTAATTCGTTGAATGTTTTCTTGTCACAGTCTTCATAAGGAGCCTGTTTGTATGAGTGATCAGTATGTGGCAGGAATGACACGCCTGACATGGTCTTAAAGTTATTGAAGACCCATGCTCCTACTTCTAACCACTCTTCTTCCTTAACCGTGATAGTGATTGATGGTTTGTGTTGGCACCAATGCTCTTGGTATAAGGCCCATACTTCAAGCTGTTGGAGGGCTGAACGCTTCTCCCTTGTAATGCTACCCTTCGGACTCTTGACAGGAAATGAGAACACAACGGTTTCATTTGGCTTAGTGTGGTCTGGTTCCCATATCCATTTCAAGTCCTTCATGTATGCAGTCATAGGGTCTTTAGTATCCATACGTACTCGCCTAATGTAGTAGGGGGAGTGCCGTGAGTGTATACCGCTTGCGCTGTCTACCAGTTGTGATACTGTTCCAGATGGTTTAACACAGGTAATGGATGCACTTGGGTTAATGCCTATTTCTTGTGCAAGTGCCTCATTTGTATGCACAGCTATCTCTCTGAGGTGCTGTAGGTTCTCAGGTTTTGGGTTGGCAGTCAGAGTATTGTCCATGATACCTGTCAAACTTACGCCCAAAAGTCGCTCTTCATCACAGTTTTTACGCCAGTCCCTTGATAGGTACTTAAAGTTAGTGAGGGTTGACTGAATTGTACCTAGCATTGTAGCCAATTTAACTTTCCTTCCAATGTCTGTCATTGTATCCTCAGATCGTACAACTACCTCAGAAAGATTACAGAACTGCCGTGAGCGCAATATTATCTCAGAGCAGGGGTTAGTGCCAAAAGAATACAACTCTTGATCTACGAGCCTGTCAGAGTTTTTCTGAGCCTGTAGAGCAGATACCTTTGAGGAGAAGATTCCTCTCTCACCACTCTTACTGTCATACAAGGCAGTCCACTCACGGAGGAATGTACCTGTGGATGGTTCGTCATGGTAGTTGGCTGAATTGTTTGCCAATGCCCTCTGAGGATTCTCATGGAACCACGCTCCTGACTTGGCATGGCGCATCTCATCATCATCAATGTCGCTCAGGCTTAACAGGGCTGACCGTCTGACACCGCCTACTACTACTACCTCTGCTACCTTGCAGACTATGTCATGACATTCTATGGGTTTCAGCTTACGGCCCTTTGCTTCCTGTGCAGTCTTAATGGTAAACTTAAATAGACTCTCTAACGGTTCAGGCCCACTAGCCCGCCCGCCAAAGGTCTTGAGTATTGACCCTGCTTCCCTGACATGGGACAAGTCCCACTTGGGTATGTGTCCTGAGTAGATGAGTGCTACCAGTTCCTTGAATGCTCTAGCCCATCCTAACTTTGAATCTGCAACAATGATGGTGGTATCTGTGTCGTGTAGCTCAAATGGGACAATAGGTAGTTTCTCTGTGTAACGTCTCTCAACGGAGAATCCTATGCCTGTACCGTTCATGAGGACATACAGTATCTCGTCAAAGGAGCGGATGCTGTCAACATGTACATAGGCACAGTTGTATCCGGCTACGTTCTCTTTTTTCAATGCAGAACCTGCGGTCATTAGACACCTCATTGACGGCATAATTTGCAGGGAAAGAACGGCTTCCCTTAATTCAGTTATGTCTTGCTCCTTAAACTTATAATTATAGTTGTCCTTCAGGTGTTCCTTAAAGAAGCGAAAGTATCTATCTACAGTCTCTTCCCATGTCTCTCGTCTTTTCTGGTCATAGTTCCATCTGGAGTAACGTGAGAGGTGGATAAACTGCTGATATTGTGTAGGTAATGTTTTAGGAACAGTCCTCTTAGGTATTTTTATTGGCCCTATCTCGCCTTCTATACGCCTGTGTCCTACTATGCGATCCCTGCTTTGTGCAATCAGGTCAGATTGTGTTTCATTCATTTGTTGTTCTCCGTTAATACTATTTTTGAATTTTTTGTTACCTTACCGTCCGTTGTTTCCATGAATAGCTTGCCTGACTGCTCAAGAGAAGACAGGACATAGTCGTACTCATTATGACCACCATCAAGTAATCTGGAAGCTATTATCCTTTGCCTTGTAACTGATCCTCCTCTACCAGCTAGATATTCAATCACCTTCCTCTGCTTGTTCTGATGGACGCTTTCTCCTAGCTCCCTGTCAAACAGGTATCTGGTACATTTTTCTGCGTAAAGGGATAACGAAATCCCTCCCATAACTGCTGGTTCACTTATGGTTTGACTGTCGCTGTCTAATAAATATTGGAAAAGTATCGCTGATTTCAGTACACTAGGCGACCATCTCTTGAGGAATGGGTCTAGTATGGACTTGGTACCGTCATTAGATTCTTGGAAACGAGAGAACATATCATTATGGTAGTCCTCAAATATCTTCTGAGCAGATGGCGATATACTATATTCCATGGGAACGGAAATATTGTCGAGTTGATTATATATCTCAGACAATAATCTGTAGGAATGTAGTTCCTGTATCTTTGTTTTCTTATGAGGAAGTGCATATGGAACCTTGTCCGTTACTGGTGGTTTAAAGAGTAGGAACCGTGCTAAGAAGCCTGACCCTGCATCATCCTTACCTAGTAGCCCTTGAAGAAATTCTATGGTTGATACCCCTGAGATGCCTACGAATGGGTACTGGAGTATCTTACTACCTCTGGTTCTGGTTACATCCTCAAAGTATGAGGGAACATCATATAACTCTGTGAGGTGCTGACGGAATCCCCTGTTATGGTTTGATTCCAACATTGCCAGCCATGCGCCAAACTCTGACAGGAGCCATACTCCACCGCCTGTTTCATCAATACGATCAATACATGCCTCCCATGATGCCTTGTTAGGAAGTACACACCTCATTGACCTGTAACGCTCCAACTCACCCTGAGATTCTAGCAATTCATCATCATCATCCTGAGCACCATTCCCTCGTAATGAGGACATCCTAGCTTCTATGTCTCTAATTTCGTAGATGATCTTCTCTTCACGATCCTTCAACCTAGCAGAGCCAGCGTTAAGTGCTGTAGTCTTAAATGAACCACTCTCTGATATGGATAGAAACCACAGGTTACCGTACAGGGAAATGAAGTAATTGGGTGGTTTGATAAGTAGCTTGATCCCTGCGTGTGCCCCAAGACAGGACAACGCTGTACCATAGATGATGGCAGAGCTTGCCTCAGTCAGTTCACAGGCTTCACGTACATGGTCACGCAGTATGGGTGGCATGTGAGTGTCATCAAATTCCTCTGGCTCCTTCTGGTCAAGGAGGGAAGAACATATCTCTTTCATATGTTCAGGGTTTGGAGCTACAACGTGAGTCCTCTGATGATGCTTAAGTTCTACTGACCTCTGAGTAAATAACTCGCTTACCTTTACCCCCAAAGACTCACAGATAACACGTATGTCACAGCCCGAATGACAACGCATCAGAATCTTATCTGCTTCTAGGGTAACACTCAAGGAGGGCTTCCGATCTTCATGCGTAGGGCAAATCGCATTGGCAGTAGTGCCTGACCACGAAACCCCCTTGAGTTGGGAAATTATCTTATCGTGTACCTCCTTGATGTTATTGACTGTTTCTGACCGTTCTGACTCGGTGAGGAATTCATCGACATTTAGGTTGTCAAAGTCCCATGACTTGCTGAGGTCTAAGTTAGCGACCTCAAGAACAAACGGTGTCTTGGTTTCTTCAATGAGAGCTAGGAGGGATTCCTTCTGTTTTTCTTTAGGAATATGAGATAGGTAGTCAGTAACATCACCGCCCTTACTTAGGTTGGGTATGTTTACTATCCAGACCTTAGAGATATATTCACGTATGTATTCACCTGTCTCTTGTGCGAACTTCTTACCTGCCTCATCATTATCTGGAATGATAAAGACTTGGTCGAAGCCGCTAAAGTATTTCTCTGGAAAGTCTGGTTGCTTCTTTAAGAGAGGAGACCATGCATTGCTACCTCCTGCTATGGTTGTAGCTACAAGGTCTATGTCGTGAAGATTGTCTACGTCCTTCTCACCTTCTACAAATATGATTGCACGGTGATCCTTGATGTCAGGCCATCTGTAAGGAACCTGCTTTATGCCGTCCCAATTCCAGACATCTTTGCCTGTTACATCTGTACGTAGTCTACGAAATTCTTTGTTGGGAAATTTTACTACTGTATATAGAAGTCTCCCATTACCATCTTTATACTCATGTTTTATCTGTTCCATTTAGTGCCCCACATTTAACTATGATGTACCCCTTTTTTCGATGATCTTTTTCACATCGGATTATTTTAATTTTATCTACCTGTGAGTCGTCTCTGAACCACGGTAGTGCATCTTCTACTATCTTGATTAAATTGGATATGTCTCGTATCCGATTATCTGGTGGATGTACCTCTATATCCAACCAGACTCTCTCCGTTTCATATACCATCTTAGTACCTGCAAAGATAATGCCACAGGCATTCTTAAATGCCTTACCCTTAGCAGAAACGTATAACCCTTTCCCCCTGACCTTGTATAGTGCATTGACTGATACAGGCCACGGTAGGATGGCTTCATACTGCATATTGTAATTCCTGAGTTATGAACCTTGAAATATAGGAGTTGTACTACGGATTTTCAAGGTTGCGTATTCTTACTACCCAACCCCTGTATCCGTCTTTAGTCTTGTATTTTAGAATTGTTTCGATCTGATAGGAACGGTCAGGCAACAGGAGAGTAACCTGACCGCCTTGAGTAGAGGACAGAGCGTATCTTTTCAACGGTTGACCTCTACCTACCTAGAACGGTATGTCAGCCCCCAATGCTCCGGGTGGGGGAGTCAGAACATTTGGAGGTGCTTCAGCAGAGAATGCTGAGACCTCACGTAGTTCATTGTAACCGTTCTTATTGGGGCCGTAGTCTACCTTAACATACTTACCCTCTAACTCGCTAAGGTTAGTAAGGGACTTAAGACCAACTGCATTGGCAAGTCTGGCAACTTTACGTTTGGAAATACCATCCTTTACCTTGCCAGCTTCATCGTGCTGGTTGTTCATGTAGATGGCTTCAAAGAGCCATTGACCGTCATACTGAGGGTTGCCTGACACCTCAATAGGCAAGAGTATCTTACTGTGGCCCTTTGCATCCTGACGGACATCTGGCAGAGGTGCCTTGATTTCACAGACATACTCACCAGCAGGAACTTCTATACGTTCTCGCTTGGTTTCTGTGTCTAGCGTTTCTTGTACATCCTCGATTGAGAATGCTAATTCAGAGTTTTCCATAATTTATCCTTGTGTCTGAGTTTTCTGAGTTTTAGTTGAGGAGCCATCCCAAAAGTTAGCTATTAACCTCTGGTACTCATCCCAATCTGCTGGGATTTCGGCTGGTAAATCAAATCGGTTCTTGGCATCAACGCCCATAGAACCACTTGTGTACAGGAAGCGTTTGCCTGACTGAATTGCCCTGCTATCTTTCCTGTTAAATCCAGAGTCGATCTTCTTGACTATGGTTTCAAATGCAACGAACAGGATAACATCTGCCCACTCCATTATATCTCCGCACAAAGAGCGGTGAAGTTTCAATACAAAAGAGTCGTAAGGCTCCATTGTAGGTTTGTTGATTGTCCTGACCTGCGTATGGCAGACTAGGATGGGTTGGATGTCCTGAGTATCTCGTAAGTAGTTGAGACCACTCAGTAATTTCTGCATTTCGCCACGTGAATAAGCAAATCCCTTACCATAACCCATGTCCTCGATATGGGATAGTTTGTGAAGGGAACACGTTTTAGCTTGTGCAAGGATTTCCACCTTGTCTACAGAATCTATGATGATACGCTTGATGCCAGACTTCTCGCCAGCTATCTCACGAAGTGTCTCCATCAGTTGATCCCACTTGTCTGCGTTCTCCTTAACATCACCAGTAGGAATACAGTCATGGATAAGGTTAATGCCAGTCTTATGAAACACATTCTCACCGCCATCATCTGCGTTGATAATAAAGACTGGTTCTTTTTTCGTGTGGGATGAACATGCAAAGGTTGTCTTACCTGCACCTGTTTCCCCCTCGATCACTAACTTTTCTGGCTTTCTCACGACTGCCCTTTTATATTTTTCAAGCATTACTACCTTTGCTTAATAGTTGATTGATTGATACCTTTCCCTCCTCCCACATGCGCCACTTGTATTTTTTCCAGAGACCTAGCAATTTGTCTAGGGTCTCCTTAATCTCTGGTTCAAATACTCGTTCCGTACATCTTGGACAGAATAGGTGATTGCTTCTGCTTTTGCAGTTGGACATCCACCATGCGGTGTCTTCGTCCAGCTTGCCACAAAAGCAAGGAAGATTACCATTGTCTCCCTTCTTATAGCCTAGCTCATTGAACCTAGCTATAATCTGTTTATCCCTCTTGTTCCTCGCCTTCTCTTCTTCTGAGACGAAACGCTTTTTGCTCTTCGTACTCCACGATTTCTTGGAGTTGCCCGACTGTTGATAGGGCATTGTAGATGAGGTACTTTGCTCCGTCATTGTTTTCTTCCTTCAGTTGATCTAGTGCAAGGTCAAGATGTTTCTCTATTATCCGTAGTCTATTGTTTAGTCTTGGGTCTATCATTGAATCCTTTTAACTAATTCATCCACACCTACAAAGTTCTCATAGTGGCACTTGTCATAGACATTGCACCACATTGGAGAGCAGAGGGCGTGTGACCTATTCAAGGGCCAGTAATCATTATCTACCCTAGTGTTTAGTTCAGTAAGCAAATTGTAGGCCATAAACAAATGCTCTGATGTTAAATCTGTTTTCAGGAAGACAGGAGGTTGGTCTGGTATGATGAGATGATTCTCAAATGCTGGTATCTCTGTCAGGTTTCTCTTCTGCATTATTACTAATGCATAAAGTGCGCCTTGCATGATCCATTCACGCTTCGCCTTCTTAGCTGGCTTGCTCTGACGCTTCACATCTATAATGAGGGGCAAATTTTGCCTCTCGGCAACAATGTCCATGTAACCTGTGGTTCGTCTGGTATGACCGTCAAAGATAATATTGAAAAAGTGCTGTGTTTCCAGAGGCTTATAGTTTATCCAACCCATGTAATCCTCAACTGCCCTAACATGTGTGTCCATAGACTGTGTGAGTTTAACGTAGTCAGCGTAGTCCATTGCTTTTTCCATGTCGGTCAGCTTTTGCTCCATGTCCTTACGGATATTGGAACCCTGAATGCCTGTCATGATGTTCCTTAGACCTGCTTCATAACCTGCATCTACCAGCGTACCTGCACCTGAGTAGAAGTTATACTTGAATGCTTCACCACCTACCTTCTTGTACCATAGTTGCTTTGAACAAAATGATGTGGAAGATGAGTGACTTAGCTTAATGTCCGGATGTACCATATGTCCCCTGTTGTTCTCTTTGTTTTAAAGAAAGTGCCCCAGCCTTACCAAATCTTTGGGAGCAGTTTTTACATACGCATTTACTTCTGCCATCGGAATACTCTTCCATCCAATATGGGCGGTGTTTGTTTGTAGGGTTGTTCATTAGTTCATGTGGGTGAGTTGTTCAGTAAAGTCCCTACCTGAAAGGGTTCCCTCGATGGCTTCTTCCTCCTCCTGAAGGATGTCAAAAGATACCACTTCAAATAGAATCTGGTTACTGGTGAGCCACATAATGATGGCCTCTCGCCCAATCCAACGGACAAGGAACTCCCTGTAGATACGTCCTTTATGTGCTGTTCCGAATGATGATGAGTTTATCCAGCGAGCGTCTGGATGGAAGTTGGCTTGAGCATCTGCTTGCCATAACATGTCTCCGACTGTCTCAAGGTCTAGTTTGCCTGACTCGTAGATTCGTATTATCATATGTCTCCAAGATTAAATATTATAACATTATAAAGAGGGCATAGCAAGGGACAGGCTTATGCGTAGCTCTGAGCTTATCACACGCTCCCCATGTCCCTCATAATACCCATATCCTCAAGTTCCGTCTGGCATGTTCACCGCCGTTGGGCAGTAGTAGCTGGTCAACTCCTCGTACAGGTACTTAGCTATTTCATGTTGATCTTTTCTGTTATTGACTGCTTACCGCAATGAGGACAGTAAGCCTTACCTTCTGGATAGACACTCATACCAGATATATGTACCAATGCGACTGACCACCAATTCTTGCACTCACTACAACTAAAGTGGAATATTGTTTCTAGGGTGTATCTGTGTGTCATATACTATACAGGGTATAGTTAAGAGTTAGTTCCTCGCCTTCTTTTATGTCTCTGGTTGTGTAGAGATTGAAGTAGTTAAGGGCAGAGTCATCATGGGATTGTACCTTATAGCAGTTAGGTGTGTCGCTGTGATTGATAAATCCTCCTAGTGGTGTTCGGACATAATTGTCCGAAAATCCTACTGCGAATATGTGAGAGATTCCTAGATCAACACCGTTAGAAATGTCCTCCGTAGCATATAGACCCTGCCCATGAATCGGTGAGTCTTTGATTGCTACTGATTTAGGTAGTGGTTTGTACATCTCTATTCTCTAAATATTTTATTGCTTCTTCTAAGGTTTCAAGGTTATCCCCAAAGTGTCCTATACCTAGATTACATGCTCTACACAGTAACCCTCTGACATTACCTGTAATATGACAATGGTCAACAGCTAAAGCCCTAACCTTTCCTGTTAGGTTCGCACGTGCTGACTCTTCCCTTTTACAGATAGCACACTTACCATCTTGATCCTGTAACATCTCTTTATACTCTTCCTTAGTTATACCATAGGAGCGGAACCGATGGGAATCCATTATCCTTTCTTTGTTCTCTACGTAATGTTCCTTTCTGTTCTTGAGGGAACACTCCTTACACTCAGTTGTATATCTTATGGAATAGTTGTCCTGCCTTCTACGTGACTTATAAAACTCCTCTATATCCTTAGTCTCATGGCATTTGATACAGGTTCTACCGTCCTTTTTAAAAAACAGACTGCCTGTCTTATTACGAATCTCTGTGAATATCCCCATGTTTGCCCCTTGCCCTTTCATGTAAGTCACGGAGATTCTCTTGGTGTCTCCTGTTAGAAGGACTCTGCCAGAGATGTTCCTTACCCCTTGCCTTGTCCTTTATGAATTGCTTTTGGAGTTCAGAGTTGCTTAGTTTCTCCAGTTGACCTGTCTTTACTGCCATGTTTTCCTTTCATTGTAGCTTTGATATAGGGATCATCAGTCTTTCGCCTATGCCTTGAGTATATTTCATCAACATCCTTTATTGGATCATAACCTAGTGGATCAAGGGTCATTAAACGGTTTTGTTCACGGATGTATCTCCATACTATGGTGTTACCGTTTATTGTCATGTCTTACTCTCGTCTTACTTGGGTAAGAGTAAGACCCTACCAGTAAAACTTTGAAAGTTGGAAGGTTTGACCTGAAAGGAACAGGTTCCACTCATGAAAAAAGGATATGTACGAATAGGTAATCCCTAATAAAATTAGATATTTAAGAGGTATTGTGTTCATGTTATGTAGTTCAGGTTTACTACCAACCTTCGTTTCTTGTCTGTGCAGGACGCACCTAAATGCTTTACATTGCCAGTAAAAGTAAGTAGCCTATTGTCCTTGCTTTTTATAACGGTTCCGTCCTCTAGTTTAGTGTATCCATCACAGTCATTGAGGTAGAAGATGGAGGTACTCCAGAGGTCTACCTTGTCTGGATATGCAAACCCTTCAGTATAATCACTATGGAAATCGCTCTCAATATTCTCTTCTGTTCTAGGCATTAGGTTTATCCTAACCCTGTGAAGTGCCATTGGATTAATCTTATCAATGAGAGGAATTACTTCAGGCGCAAAGGGAGAAACAGACATATGGTCTTGGTATATGTTGTGACCAAAGTAGAACTGTTTCGGATCATCATTCAGGTCTGAGGTGCCTCCAAAGAACTGCCAGCATATTCCGTTACCCTCAAAGACTTCTTTAATCTTTGTATATACTGCTGTGTCGAGGTAATTGTCCTCACACGTATATTTGATTACTCTTTTAGTTCCCATCCTATATGTTTGTTTCGACTCTTTAG